TTTTTGCATCAGAAAAACTACTGATACTATTGCCCGACACATCAATTGGATTATCGTTATATACTGGATTTGAATCTATGGTATTATTTCCCTCAAAATCTTCAAAGTAGTTATAATGACTAGTTTCGTATGACTTGTTATATATATTATATTTGATTATTTTAGATGACAACATTCCACCCATTGTGTTCAATAATAAGTCAGTATTTTGAGTAATAGTAGAATTAATCGGTCTTTCATAGTCTTTCTTTATATCTCTCACTTTAGGATTTTCTTTGGAGTTTAACCCAACATCACCTATAAAATAGTCTGCAATAGTATCAGTATTTAAAATACTATCTATACTTTTAAAGTGTATTCCTTTTGTATTTTCAAATAAAACAAAGTTTTGTGAGCCTGAAATACTTTTAGATTCGGTTGCAAGAGTGCATAGAAATGTAAATGGGTGATTGTTAGGACTTATGACTTTTCTAATACCAGAAGTGTTCTCAATAAACAATCTTTTAGTTGAATTTATATATCTTTTATCTCTCAATACATCTGTAACTATATTAGATATTGTATCCGTATAAGATTTAGAAACTCTAGTTCTTTCGTTTCTCATCAACTCTGGTGAAACAAAACTTAATGATATAACTTCTGAATTTGGATTTGATGATTGTTTAGAATTTACCTTGTTGATATTAAAAACTGCATCAATATCAAAGTCTTTTAAACCTGGCGTTCCAAGTTTTAGAGACATATGTTCTTGACCAATAATAGGGCCATTTTTAGTTAAGTTACTAAGGTCTAGGAATACAATATTTCCAGATAAAGATGTTGAGAATATATCTTCCCATATCTCAATACCTTGAACCATATCTGTCAAATCTAAAACTTTACCAGATGAGGTATAAACTTTAAGTTCCTTTAAAAAGAACTCACCAGCATATTGAATGTCTGTTTCCATTAGATAATAGATTCTTTCATTAGAGTTTCATATTCTTCTACAAACTGACCAATATATCTAGGGTCAAGTAGTCTTATTTTTCTTAGTTCATTCTGTCTGTTTTCTTCGTATTCTATATTTGTAATAATAGTTGCATTTGCATAGTAACTTACATCATTTGCATGAAGAGCTTCATTTGCATATACTTCTATCGTCTTAGTTGTATCTCCAGATGATTGTGGTATTTCATAGTGATGAACACCATTAGGGTCTGCATACTTATCATTTACAAACTGTAGAAACTGTGAATATCTCATAGGCCATTCATGGTACACATCAGTAATATCGTTTACTATTAACACAACCCAATGTAACTCTGGATTGTCATACAACTTATCTGCAATAGACTCTGGACTTTCTCCCTCTCTTACATCATAAGTGTCATACAATAAAGCGTTGGTTTTTACCTTTTGACGTATTGCAACTCGTCTTAGAAGATTCGTGACAAATTTAAATTGACCATTTCCTACAGAGTCATATGGTATTACTGGAAAATTATTAAAGTACATGATTAGAATCCCTCGTATACACGCTCTCTTGTGATTATTTCTAGTTCTTGGAAGTTAAGTGTAATAGAAGTATCGACTGGTGGAGCACCATCTCCATCAACCCCATCAAAAGTTTTATACCTATCTCCACCATATGCAACAGTAACATTTGTACACACACAAGTAGATATTTTATGTAGATATTGGTTTTCTGCACCATTGTACATATACTGAATATCAAATGTATTAGGTGTAGTTAATCGTCTTCCAGCTCTATTACCATCAAGAAACTCTGGTAACATATTAGATTTAAATGCAAATATAATCTTTCTGATTTCGTCTGCTTCTGCTTGGTTTCTTGGCATCATCTTAAATGTATATTGAAATGACCTTTTACCTATACCCTCAAATGCAAGTTCCATTCTTGGTGCTTTAATAGAAGACCTTCTCATATCATTCGCTGCATTTAATCCAGTCATACCTGGCAATACTGCACCAGCACCTTTTAATGCACCTCTATTAATACCTTCTAATGCTTCACCTTTTAACTGACCACTTGCACCACTTGCTGCATTTGCAGCACCTTCTAATGAGAAATTATTCATAATGTCTGTGACTGCGTTCATACCAATCGCAGCACCAGCACCAATTTCTGTATCAGTATACTTTGCACCATAAACAACTTGAACTTGTTGTGGCATATACATTGCAATTGCAGTATCAAGTCTTGTAGTTGGTGGTCTGTTGATTGAAACTGTTGAACCTTTTGCTCTTACTATTTTTCTTTTTTCTATCTCTTTAAGTGCCTTTATCATGCCAGAGTCAACACCATCAAGTGCTTGGTCTTTTAATCCAGAATTATTTTCGACTTTTACATAAGAACCACTACTACTTCTTTTCTTTATATATTCTGGTATTTTTTGTTGTCCTTTAATAGATGCAATAGAACCACCCTCTTTTTTCTCTGGGTCACTAAAACTAAGTTTTGCATTTTGTTGTTGGTTGATGTAAAACATAATGTAATGTCCATGATTACCATTTGCACCAGCTGGTGCTTCAGTATCTAGAGGAAATGATAGATTTTTAGAAACATACTTATGTGTTTGTTGTGATGTTGAACTTGGTATTCCAACACCTTTACCTTGACCAAAACCTAATAATCCAGGCAGATTACCAGCAACTTTTTTTAATGATGATCCTACGATACCTTGTGCAGCACCTTTTAGAAAGTCTAACGCCATGTATAAATACTCCTGTAACTTCTATTTATAAAGATTGACATGGCATATAGTGGTAAATACATTCCTAATAACCCTAAAAAATATAAGGGTAATCCGTCTAAAGTGATATATCGTTCACTCTGGGAACGTAAACTTATGGTCTATTGTGATATGAATGAAAAGATACTTGAGTGGGGTTCAGAAGAAATTGTTATACCTTATGTATCGCCATGGGATAATAAACTACACAGATACTTTCCAGACTTTTATATGAAAGTTAAACAGGCAAATGGTGGTATCAAAAAATTTATCGTAGAGGTAAAACCTAAATATCAATGCAAATCACCACCAGCAAATCCACCAAGAAGAACTAAGAGATGGTTAAATGAGGTCAAGACATGGACTATCAATGAAGCCAAGTGGAAATCTGCAAATGAGTTTTGTTTAGATCATGGTATGGAATTTAAAATTCTTACTGAAGACCATCTGAATATAAAGTATAAATAGTAATATGGAAACTTTTGGAATCACAATTGTATTAATGACACTCTTTACGTTAGGAATGTCTTTAGGACTACTTATGAACAAACCACTTAAAGGTAGTTGTGGTGGATTAAACTGTAGGTGTAAAAATGGCACAGAGTAAATTTATACAATCAGTTGTAAAGGCTGCAAAAGGCAGACCAAAATCCACGCAATGGTATCGTGATAAGATTGCAGAGTTTGGTAAGCCAGGTGCAATGGATTTAATACGAGATGGAAAAAGAAACAATAGACCTTTCTTTGGTCGTTTGAATATGTTTTTCTATGACCCAAAACTTAAAGCAAAATTACCATACTATGACACATTTCCATTAGTGTTACCACTAGAACCATATTCAGATGGTTTCTTAGGTATCAATCTACACTATCTACCTATGACATTAAGATTACAGCTATTAGATAACTTAGTAGATTATAGTAACAATACTAAGTTTGATGAAAGCACAAGACTTGCAGTTGATTATAGTAAACTAAAGAAATTAAGTATAATTAAACCCACACTCAAAAGGTATCTCGCTGGTCGAGTTAAGACACAGTTTCGTAGAATAGATGCAGATGAGTTTACAGTTGCAGCGTTACTACCAGTTCAAAGATTTAAGAAAGCAAGTGCTGCAGAAGTATACAAAGATAGTAGGAGTATGATATAATGGCATTTAAGATTGGTTCATTAGTAGATACAATTGCACATGGTACTTTAAATGAAGTTCTTGGTTTAGGTCGTAGTACTGATGGTATGTCTAGACCTAATAAATTTGAAGTTACATTATTTCCACCTACTGGATTTGCTGGTAATAAAGGTAGTACTGGAAATAACAAAGCGCCAGGTATCATGGGATTATTAAAAGGTAGTGGTAATGTTCGTTCTGTTGGACTTAGATGTGAGGGAATAGAACTGCCAGGTCGTACACTAGATACATCTCCACAAACTAATTTATATGGCCCAGAAAGAGATATGGTTACTGGTTACACTTATGCAGATGTAACTGCAACTTTTCAATGTTCATCTGACATGAGAGAAAGACAATACTTTGAAACTTGGCAAGAGATGGCGTTTAATGATGAAACATGGTCTATACAATACTATGATAACTACAGAGGTAAAGTGTATATACATACACTAGATGAACAGAACAATAAGAAATTTGGTATAGAACTTGTTGATTGTTTTCCAAAAACAATTGGTGCTCAAGCATTGAGTTATGGAACAAACAATTCATATCAAACATTAAGTGTTACTTTTAATTTCAGATATTGGAAGAACCTAGAAGATGAAGTAACAAAAACACAATCACTATCGAGTAGAATTGCAGAACGTGCTGTAAATGCTGTAACGAGAAAAATAACTTCTCAAATACCATCAGTATTACGCAGATTATAATATAATAAAGGATGAAATATTATGGCATTACCAAAACTAAATACTCCAACCTATGAGTTGGAACTACCCTCAACTGGAGAAACCCTTAAATACAGACCATTCTTAGTCAAAGAACAAAAAATATTATTGATGGCTCAAGAAACTGGTGGCGATGAAGACATTGCAAGAGCCATGGCAGAATTGGTTCACTCTTGTACTTTTGGAAAGATTGATTCTGAAAATGCAGCACTATTTGATGTAGAGTATTTGTTTTTAAGAATTAGAGGTAAATCTGTAGGTGATACAGTAAAACTAAGTTTAACTTGTCCAGATGACAATAAAACAAAAATTGATTATAATCTTAATTTAGAAGATGTATCTGTACATATGTTAGATGACCATACCAATGAAATATATTTAACTGATAATGTTAAAATTATTTTTAGATATCCTATCTTAGCAGATATGCAAGGTATTGCTGGTGTAGGTGATGTAAGTGGTATGTTTAGTCTTATGTCTAAATGTATATCTGAAATTCATTATGGTGATGATGTCTATAGTAAAGCTGACATGACAGAAAAAGATATTAACGAGTTTATTGACCAACTAACTGGTAAACAATTTGAAAAGATTACTGATTTTTTTAATGGTATGCCTAAACTTCGTCATGCAGTTAACGTAACAAATCCAAAGACAAAAAAGAAAAGTGAAATAGTATTGGAGGGTTTGCAGAGTTTTTTAGTATAGGACTCTCACATGAGAGTCTAGGAAACTACTATAAAACTAACTTTGCATTGATGCAACACCATAATTATAGTTTATCAGAATTAGAAGATATGTTGCCATGGGAAAGAGAAATATATATTGGTTTGTTGATGGATTGGATTAAAGAGGAAAATGATAGAATAAAAAAGGAACAACAACGTCAAAACTAATAAATAGAATAAAGGGAGAGAGACTATGGCTGAAGTAAAAACTGTAGACCCAGCGATTGCAGCAAAAGATACAAATGGAGATGGACATATTTCTTTAGAGGAATATGAGATGGATATGGAATTTAAAAGAAAAGAATTAGAAGATGCAGATGCAATGCGAGATGCACAACGCAAGATGGCATGGTTTGCGTTAGGTGGTATGTTGTTATATCCTT